CTCTGCTTCGTATTTTTCTTTACCTTTTAAAACATAAGTTGATAATTCTGCGATTATATCAAAATCTTGGATTATAAACTTATCTAATTCTATCATTGCCTTTAAGTTTGAACAACCTATTTTTTTTGTCGCCTTAGTTGTACGCAACCCTAGTTGTGATTTCTTACCACTAAATCCTGTACCTGCAATCTGACCTGAACGACCTCTTTGATTAACCATAATCAGATTGTCGTATTCTAAATCAAATTGTAAAGTGTCTGCAACTTGACCACCAATATCATTTACTTCAACTAATATTTCTGCATTGTTATATGACTTTGCAAGTTTATGAATAATTTGTGGAAATAGTAAAGGTTTAATTTCATTGTTCTTATACTTTGCAACTACTTTATAAGGTATTTGAGTTGCGTCTGTAACAATAAACGCCGAGTTATCATTTACAGTACCTCTTGCAACGTCAACTGTAATTACATATCTTCTACCTGCAACTGGCATTTCGTGTATATCTAAACCTGCGTTAGATTGTATTGGTGTGTTATGTGATAACACTCTTAACTTGGCACTATTAATTAATGTATCTACACTACCTAAAAATTCACATTCAAACTCCGTTCTAAACTGTTGTTCACTTGTGTTCTTTATTGTTTCTTCTTTCCACTTCTCGTCTCTACCTGGTACCTCTGACCAATGTACCTCAGTAGGTACATAACTATTACGTTTGTTTACTGCGTCATTCCACATTTTATAAAACATATTCATACCATGTGGTGTTGATACTATCATTACTTTAGAAGATTTACCAGAAGATATTGTAGGATAAACTGAACTAAAAAATTGTTCTGCAATGTTATTTGGTACATAAGCAAACTCATCTAAGAATATTACATTATAAGAACCACCCCGTACGGCACTTGATGATGTTGCCGCTGCTAATATCTTACTACCATTTTCTAATTCTAAACTACCTTTGTTCCAGTTTATAACACCTTGTTGTAACCACTTAGGTAAATTCTCATATGCAAGTTGTAAACGACCTAATAAGTCTCTAGCAATCGCCGCTTTGTTTGCAAGTATGGCAATATTTGTATTTGCATTAAAGATAGCATAATGTAATAGATAAGATATAATTGTTGTTGACTTACCAGTCTGTCTAGGTAGTTTACATATACTAAAACGATTATCATGGAAAGTATCTACCATTTCTCTTTGAAAGTTATACATTTTGAATTGTTGTAGACCGTGGTCTAGTGTAACAATCTTAATATAGTTTTCTATAAAGTAAACAGGATTCTCCTGACAAGCAAGAAACTCTCTTACTTGTTTTTTTGTAAAACGGATCTTTTGATTAGCCGCTTTTAAATTAGGATTACCTAGGTAAGTGTCTGCCATATTCTTCTACTGTTGGGTTTAAATTTTCATATCCTTTAATACTTATATCTTTAATAAGACCTAGACCTTCACCTACATGTAACCAAGACATAAGATTAAATGTTGATGAAAGTTTTTCGCCTGTTGTATGATACCATCTTAGATTACCTTTTTGTATTTGTTGTAACTTAACATTGAACTTAGGTAAATTGTTTTTGTTTCTAAACTCTTTCCAAAAAGGACTATCGTCTCTTTTAGTCATATAGTGATAGTGTAAAAACTCCATAACCATATCATTATTATTTGCAATTACTTCGTTATAATCTTTTTTAGTATCTTCATCATTTGTAAACATAACGTCAATAAACGTTTCAAGTAATTTTAATTGTTCAGTTGCCATCCAGATAGATGTTGCTTCAAGTGGTTCAGTAAAACCAGAAGATAAACCTACTGCAATACAATTATTTATCCATGTCTTTTTAAATCTACCTGCGTCAAACTTTATTGTTCTTGTATATTCTATATCAGGAAACATTTCTTTTGCTTCAGCAAATGCTTCTTCGTCTGTTATATAATCACTATCAAATATATAACCTGCACCACATCTATGTTGTAAAGGTATCTTCCACACCCAACCATATTTCATTGCGATTGCTTGTGTGTAAGGTTTATTTTCAGGTGGTAAGAAGAAAGGTATTGCTCTCTTAATAGGTAAACAATCCTGATAACTTTTCCATTCTGATTTATATAACTTACCAATTAACTCTCTACGAAAACCTGTGCAATCAAAAACTAAATCACACTCTACATTATTTACTTTAGTTATATTACCATGTTCGTCTTGTGCTGTAGTTTTAATTTCATCATAGATATGTTTATCTACTTTTGTAATCTTTTTTAAATAATCTGCTAAAAGGTGTGCGTCAAAGTGTATAGAGTTATCTATATTATCTGTATCAACAACATTCTTATATGATTGTATAGACGAATAAGTATGCTCTTTCAAAGGCATTTTTCTGTGAATTAAATGTTTTAAATAATAATCATAACTATCATAACCAAATAAATTGTCTATACTAAAATGTTTATATTCATTTTGTACTGCAAAAGGATGAAAGTATTTCTCACCGTCACCATTCCAGTTTTCAAATGAGATACCTTGTTTAATTGTACCTTTACATTCTTTAAGTAATTCGTTTAAATCTACACCTAACATATTCAGAAACGCTACTAGATGTGGTGTTGAACCTTCACCTGCACCTAAGATACCAATAGGTTTACTTTCCATTAATGTAATATGATGTTGAGGAAAAGTTTTAGTTAGATATAAGGCAGTCAACCAACCAGCAGTACCGCCACCCATTACTAATATTTTTTTAGCCGTTGTATCCATTGTGTCCATATTTGTATCCTGGTCCGTTAAATCTTAAATCAAAACTTAACATTATTCTTTCTTCATCTGCACCATGTGGTGTAGTACCATGTTCTAAGAAACTCGGCCACATGAATAAGTCACCTGGTTTAGGTGTATAAAATCTCATGTTACCTTTATCTATAAATTTTTGTGTCCACGAATTAGTTTGTGGTCTTGGGTCTTTGAAATATATTTGTCCTGAGTTTACAGGTGTTTGTAAGTAATATGCACCTGACATTGTATGCTCATTGTGACTATGTAATAAATGATACTCACCTTTTTTTAACATGTTTGCCCACATATTTGTAAAAGTAATTTCAGTTACATTTAAGGCAAATAGACTACGACAAAAACTTTTGATTGTTTCTTTTAAAGGAGGAAAATCTAAGTCTGTTTTACTAACCCATGCACCGTTAGGATCTTCATTAGTATCTTGTATCTTATCTTTATTGTTTATGAGATAATCTAATATTTCTTTGTCAACGCCAATGTTTGTATTAAAGAGTGGAGTTTCCCATAATCGTTCTTCGTTAATCTTTATCATTCTTATTATCTTTTATTAGTTTCTGCAATTCTGCTGTACTCCCAACAAAGAGATTATTTTCAACTTTGCTAGGTCCTTTTTTTGTTTCTTCCCCTAACTTCTTCATCTTCTCTTGTAACTGTAGTAACTTTTCAGTTACTTCTCCCACGTTTTTAATTAATTGACCTGCAACTTCGTATGTTCTAGGATGGTCTGTTTCTTTTGCAAGTGTCAATATGCCATCTATTGCGTCTTGTCCTCGTTCTACTAGATTATATAAGTTTTCTCTACTATACTTATAATCACTTGTTATATCTTCTTTTTCATTAGGTCTAGGTACAGCAGGTGTTGTTTGTACAATCTCTTGCTTAGTTTCAGTTATATCTAATAACTCGTTTAATTTATCTTCAACTTTTTTCATATCCGCCAAACTTTATTGAGAACCTAGGTGTGTTAGGTATATTAAATGCCATACCTTTATGTATTACATCACCTGTTAATTCTATTATTCTACCTTGTTTAAATGGTACAGTCTCTCCGTCTTTTACAATAAATTCACCTCCTATATATTCGTTAGGTAAATTATCACATGTTAACATCATAACATAAGATTTGTAATTAGGATCACCATTGTTACTATCTTTATGAAAAGAACCATTCATACCCATAAATTGCATATTAGCAAATATCTCTACTAATTCAAAGTTTGGATTTAAGTGTTCTATTGCCTTTG